ATGCATCACGACAGATTGGAGCTACCAACAGGGCAGTTAGTTACAGCACAGAAAATTTTAACAGGGATTGCTTTGTTAGAGATTGGGGCGCTGACTGACTTAGAAGCAGCTGGACAAGTATTGAAGTACGCAAGGGCTCTTAAAGAGATGATGTGATGTAAAGAAGGCTCCGAAAGGAGCCTTAATTCAAAGTTTCATTTTTGTTCAATTGAGCTTCCAATTCTCTTTTTCTTTTACGCATATCTTCTAATTCTTGTTCTTTCTTGAGTAGCTCTCTAATTTTTTTACCAGTTCCCTTGGATTGATAATCGTCATAGCATGCCGACACGCTAAAGAGTGCCAGAACGGAACCGAGAGCTGAGAGCAAAGCATATATGAATAAAAAGTAACTAAACGCGTAAAACCCTAAAGTAACTAATTCAAATTTATCACCTAAGGCTTTGACGATAACATGGTCAGCGGGTAGCGTTACGTCATAAGCTTTGTTTACAACAGCGCATAGAATAGAAAACACCTGTAGGAATATAAAGTGTGCAAAAGTAGCGTTGACTTCCATGAAAGGAGAGACTTCATCTGGATCTCCCTCATCTACACCAGAGATAGTAGCTTTGAAGTCTTCGTCACCGATCGCAACCCACATAGCAAAACCGCCAAGAGTGAAGCCCAATAGGTTAGGCATTACCGACAGTACAGTGTCCCACCATCCTGTTTTTGTCCACTGTGTGTATAGTAAGGCAGTAAAGGCTATTGCTAGATAGAAAAAGGCACTACTAAACAGGGCTTTAATCCCACCGTAAGCCTTCCAGTATCTTCTAATAACATTTTCCTGATTGAGCTCTGACATAGTTTAAATTAACTGATCCAATCTTTTACTCGTTGTTTGATCGTAGCTCCGACACGAATGAGTTCGTCGTAAGCACTGGAAATTGCAGGGTTATAAAAGTTGTCTTCTTTTAATGGATGTTCCTTAGTGCTAAACACTTCTATATGTCCAGATTCATTCTTTCGTTTGAACTCAACTTCACCATTCTTTGCAGCGACCTTAGCTTCAAGTTTAGTTATCTCGTCTAGCAATAGCTCAGCTTCTCGGTCTGCTTTTAGGATGCGTTCCTCACTGATGGCATTGATTTTTGCGAGACGCGATTTAATCTTACCTTCAGTTTTAGATAGCTGATCCGGATTAGGGCGGTTGGTAACCATGCGTAAGCATTTTAAACCCGAAAGAGACAGGAAACTATCGATTGTATCTGTTTCTGGGACGATTGTTACTTCTACATTACCAAATTTATTCGCAATTGATGGCGAAGCAAACAGTGATTCAAACAATGACTTGGCATAGTGCGCGCTGAACGTTTGTCCATCATATAAAGATTCAAAAACCAAAAGGTGTGTATCTGGGTAAAAAATGAAGCTGAATTTCGACATGTTCGGCTTCAGGTGATCTGGAATATCTTTGATTTTTTCTAGGTCTTCATCTGATGCGATATCTTGAGAGTTGATGTCATACCAATCTGCATCTTTATCGATGTTTGTATACTTAACGATCTCACCAAGAACAGGACTACTAGACTTATTCTGCTTATCGAAGTAACTAATATGAATAACGGTAGCGTAAGTATCCCCTCTAAGTTTAACTGGAGCACTTTGCTTCTTTAAAGTGAAAAAGAGCTCAATGTAAGTCTGTTGCGAGTGGGGGTGGGTGACGATATTTAAGGCAGAGTAAGAAAGTTTTTTCGTTAGCTTCATGCGTTTTTCTCTTATTAAACAGGATGATGTACTACACTTGTCCGGATTCTATGCTATGAAACGAAAGCCATAAAGCTGAATTTTGTTAGATAGTGAAAATACGTCACACTTATTTGATCCCAAACATACGTTTTTGCGATCAATGATTAGTAGACACACCGAAAAAAGGCTCAATGGAGCCTTTAATTAACTTTGTCTTATTGGTTTCTAGATGAAGCTTGAGTATTTATCAATAAATGCTCTAACTTCGCCAATAGATTTTGCGGCCACAGCTTCTGTTACAGCTCCGTCTGGCAACTTACCATGCTGGTTATAAATGCTTGCTGAAGTAACAAAAGCTGCATGTGTCACTGGATCTAAGACATCACTGTCACTCCCTTCGAAAGCACCCTGGTTTGCAATCCAACGACCATCTTCACCTTTCACTTCGTCGAAGGCTCTGCGTACAAAACCTTCATCTCTAATACCACGATCCATTTTTTTCCTCGATCAATAATTTATTCGTCAACCCCATAAGTACAAGGGGAATAATTACCACTGCAAATTACAGTAAGCGCGATGATAGCAGTGCAATGGCATAGGGTGTAGTTGCATATTCGTATCTAATTATTTCAGAAAAACAATGCACACTGAAAAATCGAGGAATTTACCCCCGTAATACAGATACGGGGGTTTTGACCTCCCGCCGCACGTCGCGCAATCGTCCTAGCCCGTCCTCACTTGCTCCGCGCTCTAGTCGGCAGTCAAACCAAATCATTAGAAAGAGAAAAGCCTTGCTCGACACTCGCAAAGCTTCAGATGTGTCCCGGTGGGTTTGCGCGCCTCTGTTGTGGTGAGGCTCTGCAAGGCGGGCTTAGCAGGAAAGTAGGGCGACGGAAGCGCTGCCAGACAGCTGGAAACCAAACAAAAGTGTAGGGGGCTTGGATGGAAATCGCCCTAGTTAACGCATTATCCGATCTGGACTTTTTGTCTGAGTCGCTTGTGATGTTTGCGCTGACGGGGATGAATCTGAAATAACAGATTGCTATCAACAAGCAACTCCCCAAGGGGCTGCAAGATATTCGAGAAAGCGTGTTGGTTCTAAAAGCTCCGCGCAACGCTCACGCATAAAGGATTAAAACGTGCGACTGACTTCGAACCCACACTAATGACGATTTATACAGCGGGCAGGGAGCCTATACATTTGACAGGTCGATTGACCTCTACAGGCTTCCAATTCGTTTTCATCGACGTCCACCAAAATCAAGAAGCCTAAGAAAGCCGAACCTTAGCGATGGGGTTCGACTTTTTTGCGTTAAACATTAGGCAATTAGTTTATATGAAACCATAAATAAATGATAATGAGGCGTGAATGTGAAACTTTAAAGAGTAAACAATGTGTTTGATAGAATCATTAGTTACATAGAAGCAGGAGATTATCTATTTGTTTTTATGGCAATTGCCTTTTCTCTTCTAGTGAATCTTAAGCATATCTTGGACAGCATAAACGAGCACAAGAAAAAGAGGTTTAAGATTCTTGAGCAATCCATAAACCTACCAATCCAAGATCATCGGCTAAAATCACACCTCAACTCTGAGTTAGATGCGGAAATTTTTTACTTAGCGCACAACGTTCGAGTAAGCAGCGTATTACTCGATAGCCTGTTAAAGCTAAAAGATGAAATCGGGGACAGAATATCATTCTTGCATATCGTCAGGTGCAGTAAACTCGCTCCAGATTTAACAAATATAGAAGATAAGGATTTCCAAATAAAGCTTAGCTTTTTTGACAGGGCTTATGGAATATACAATTTTTCATTTGGATTAATTGGGTTCACCATTGGGATATTTTGGTTTGCCTATAGTCTGTACTTGCTATCAACTTCACCTAACGTTAATAGCCTCATAGTTTCCTTACTAACTTTAATTGTTGGCTTTGCTATGATGCATCAAGCGACACCAATGATATCCACTAGGTTGATAAACAAAGAATTAAAGTTAAGATAAAATCAAAGTCAGGAGTTAAATTTGGGGAAAGAAGTACAATTGATTTAGAACCTTAGAAATGACTCCTGAAACAGGACAACGCTCGCATATTGGATAATTCAAACCAATCATGGTGAGAGCCATCAATTTGAACGAGCTCGCCTAAACAATCACGTCGGTAGCGAGGTTGGTAAACTTTAGGCTTGCGTTGCGAATGAGGCGTCCATAAACCATCTGCAATCATCCAACTTCGTAAGGTCTCGTTAGATACTGGAAGGCTATGTAACTCAAATAGTTTTTCTCTAGCAAGCGTTGGAGAAAAATCAGAATAGTGATCGCGAATCAGTTTTAAAACTGTGTCTCGGTAGTCACTGGGATAGCGGTTATTACTTGGCTTACCTCGAGCTTGGTGAGTCAATCCTACAGCACCGAATTCTCTCAGGCGATTCATAAGCCTTTGAACTTGGCGAACACTCAAATCAAGAATGTCTGCCGCGTCGACTCGTCGGATCCTACGATCGCAAACATCTTGGATTACTTTAAAACGATTGATATCAGAATCATTCATAGTCACTAGCATCTTAAACGCATCCTTAGCTGGTTGTAAGCAAAGCTTAGTGACTACGAGCTAAAGAGACATTTTAACTTTGGTAAATAGTGACATTACAACTTTGCGCCTACACCTTTAGTGCGCATTATGGGCACTTATGTTTAATGCAGTTGCATATCGATTATTTATAAAATGTCCCGCTTTTGAGGGACAGTTCAATGAAGTATCACGAAATGACAAAAAACTATATTTTTCGTGAGTTTGAATGTGGTTTAACCGTTGAAGAAGCTGCTGAACTTTGTTTGAAAAGTGTGAGGACGGTCAAGCTATGGGATAAGGGTAAAGCCATTCCCCCAGAGTGTAGAAGGCTTATGCGCATGAATAAGGGTAGGGAACTGAGCATCTGTGAAGATTGGGATAACTTCGTGATGAGACATGACCGCTTAGAGCTTCCAACTGGCCAACTTGTTACCGCTCAACAAGTTTTGATTGGAGTAGCATTGCTTGAGCTTGGAGCTTCAAACGATATTAAAGTGTCTCACCAAATTCTGAAATACGCGAGAGTGTTAAAGAAAATAGTGTAATAAAACGGCTCCTAATGGGAGCCCTTTCTAATTTGCTTCAACTAAATCGACAAGCAGTTCACAGACATCTTTTGATTTCATTATAGTTTTGTTAACCCTAAAAACCCCTAATTGCCCCTCATTACTATTAAAAGATACGTACGTTCCCCGATGAGGCAATGAGTTGCATTCTAGTTCTGCTAATAAAGAACTAGAGTCATACACTAACCCACCGTTATCTAACAAAAATCTAATTCTCATAATCAATCTATCAATGCGGGTTGCACTACAACGTTAATATCCGTAGTTTTGTAAACATTTGGACTGATCTCATCAACCCTTCTTATTAATTTCGTTACTTTGTAAAGATACGTACCAACGGGCAATATTATAAAGTCCTCCAAAGAAGGTATATCGACGCTTTCAATATCCCTCATAACCAACAAAGGGGATTCCAGTATGATGTCCCAATCATTAGTCAATTCATCGGTATTTACTTGGTAATAGTTTAGGTTCATTGAGCCTCCACTCTTGGCACGCCTTCTTTTAACTTCATTATAGTAGATATATTGGAATATCCTCGATAAGGTCATGAGTTTTGTGGAATTTACCCCCGTAATACAGATACGGGGGTTTTGACCTCCCGCCGCACGTCGCGCAATCGTCCTAGCCCGTCCTCACTTGCTCCGCGCTCTAGTCGGCAGTCAAACCAAATCATTAGAAATGAGAAAAGCCTTGCTCGGCACTCGCAAAGCTTTGGTGCTGATAGTCCTGATGTGTTCCAGTAGGTTTATGCGCCTTTGGGGTGGTTAGTCTCTGCGAGGCTGATTCTTGCAGGGCGAGGGGCGGCTTTACTTATTTTGGCTTGGGCAGTTAGGGACACTCGCCAGTCTAAGCAAGTGCCCAAGATCGCCAGTAGTGGGTGGCTCGGTGCTTCGTCGTCGCTCCGCAACTCCTTATATCTCGGTGACTCCCTTCGGTCGGGGCGATGCCCAACCCATTCTAACCATATATGGCTTTGCTCATTGCTATCTCGAACCGCAAAACAAATAGCCTACGTTCTTGAAGCTGCTCGAATGTCGGCGGTCCAACTAGAACGAACGCTCCAAACGCTGAGTTATAGACCGCACGATTAAACAGTTCTGGTGTCATCTTCATTACTCGGTTTCCTTATTCAGATAGTCACACAACATTCGAATTCCTGAGCGAAACAAGTCGTAAAAGATGATCACTAAGATCGCGTTTAGCATCGAGAGATGGTCGAACAGTTCGATGATTTCAACAAGCTGTCCATGCGTCACGTATTCATTCATTAGGTTTCGTCCCCTCCAAACAAACCGCCAACTGGCTTGAGTTCTATGTCTTGTTCTTGGCGCTGCGCATATTGTTCGTAAGGTGAGCACGTCACATAGAAATTGGACTCTCCGCGAGACAGCTGGACGAGGCAATCGTCCAGATACTCCATTTGTATGCCGAGCTTGTGAAGAAAACCGTCATCGAGGTAGGTCACACCACGCGGCGTGACCACCTCAAAATGGACGCTGACATGTATCGAACTAGGCTTGTGCCAACGTTCAACGGCTGACACATAGATACTTTCTGAGTTAGCCACTGGGAACCATGCCGGAACCGTTCCTATGTCATGATAAGTCCCATTCCCGCAACCAGTACCCGTACAGCCAGAACGACCAGAACCCACGACAGAATTATCCGAAGAAGTTTGCCCAGGGCTCGATTTACTTTGCGAAGACGAAACAGAACTTTGCTGCGAAGTTTGATGAGGCTGCGTTCCTTGCGAAGCTGCCGTCTCAGGATCAGAAAAAAGACCAATAAGCGCATAAATGACATACCCAAATGAAAGCACCATCAGTGCCATAGCTGCTAAGAATTTAGGATTCAGAAAGATGTTCTTTCCAAGTCCCGCTTTAGTGATTTGCCCCGTAACGGTGGAGGCATAGAGTAGGTGAACATCAAGCGGGACTTTGAGGTTGTACACCACATCGTCTTTGCTTGGTTTGGTGACCGTTCTAGTCGGGTCATGTTCTAGGATTCGAGGTTTACGGTTGGAAAAGAAGATCCCGTCTTTACCTTTGTGTTGCTTGGCCAACTCAGCCACGCCTTTTAACTCTTTAGGGATTTGAGCAAAGTCGGGCGTGAGCAGGACAATGTCCCAGTTGTAGTGCCGGTGCTCCATAAAGGCATTGTTGAAGTTCTCCGGATAGATGATTCGGCCTTGCTCGTCGAAACGTGTGCGTTGGCAATCGTCTATCTCGCCATTGTCCAAACTGGATGTATCAACAGTCAGCCAACGAGACTGAAACAACTCAGCGAATCCTTCGGGTAGATGCGGCTCAAAGTCAGTAAAAGGGCGCTTGTGTATGTTCGCCATTTTAAAGCCCGCATTAGTGGAGTAGATTTGCTGACATTCATCGATGAGGATGAACGCCCCAATAGGCGCCCAACAGAAGAAGTATTTCCATAGCTCAAAGCCTTCTGGGTTGCGCGAACTGATGCGGATAAGACGAGCACTATCAGGAAACTTCTCTCCCAATCTTTGCTCGATGACTTCTAAGGGCTGCATGCCATGAATGTTAGTAATACAGATGCGACCTTCACGCAGTGCAGGCAATAAGTCGAACCACACTGCACACGCTGATTTGTAAGAGCCGCCGTGACCATATCGAAAGGAAGTTGCCATTGGATCACCAGTTAAAGAAACGCATAACTAAAGAGGTGGCGAACGCATCGAAGATGATACGCAGGCCAGAAGTAACGCCGTACTCGGTCAGGATGTAACGAACGTCAGAAGGCAGGGCGTTGAAGCGGTCTTCAACCAAGGTATAAACGCCATATTCTTCGAGTAGCAGTTGCGCTATCTTGAGTGCCATTTGTATCGATGCAATCTTGATATCGAGCCAAACCGAGATAAGCCACATTCCGCCGTATTCAAACGCATTCTTTATCCAAGCAATTGCCACGTCGAAGAAGTCGAGAAAGGTCTGCCCAATGTTGGCGATGAACTCTAATGCAGAGTAGATGTACTCCATGTTATTTACTCCTATTACCAAACAGCACCCAAAGAGCAATCAAGGCACAAATGAACAAGACGACCGGACGAACGTAACCGGACACGGAGTCAAAACGTTGCAGGCCAGACTCAACCGTCGCACCTTTAATCGAAAACGATTTGTCACTTAATGTGCCGTTATTGAAGTTGGTGCCGATGCTCACCAGTCCTTTGATGTCATCCACGTAGTCTTGAATAGAATCGGCTTTGCCATCGATAACGGTTTGCAGGTTGGCGAAGTCCTCAGCCGTGAAGATTTCTCCAGTGATTGCGGTGCCTGTTGGTGTGCCAAAGTCGGAGCCAGTCAGTAAGCCCTCGATAGAATCCAAGTTGTTGCCCAGTTCACCAAGGGAATCACCCAAGCCTTGTAAATCCGTTCGAACGCCAATGGTGGCGTTGGTGTTGTTATTGACTGCCGTAGTAATGTCGCCGTTGGCCTGTTGGATAAGGGCTTTGGTGTTCTCATATATCTTGTTGTCATTGATTTGCTGCTCTTGAATGGCTTGCGTGTTATCAACGAGCGAACCTTTCACCTCAATAACGGCATTGGCTATCTGAGTTTGCGATTCGTTAAGGTCAACGTTGAGATCATGAATGCCTTTGTTGATGTCTTCATTCAAACCTCGAATGGCAGAAACAACTGCCGTGTCTGTCGATTCATCTGTGTCAGGTTCTTCAACGTCTGGCTCTGGGTCAACGTCGTTGGGGTCGAACGTGTTGGTCGAGTCATCGGGTAGGACACTTGGATCTTCAATCTCGCCCGTTGGATCATCTGGCTCATGGGTCGGGTCTTCGGGTTCTTCCGGTGGGATAATCGGTTCATCAGGGCCTTTGTCACCCCAGAACAAAGTGCCGCCGTCACACTGTCGGCCAGTGTAAGCAAAGTTCAGCGAGCATTGAGAATCCGGTGTGTATTGTCCATCAGGGACGCCAGTACAAATGATGGTGGATTCGTTCTTGGTCATTTCGCATCGAGTCGCACCGTAATCACCATAACAAGCACCTGTTACCAATTCGCCATAAACAGCAGGGTGCCAATGGAGTTTAACGGTATCGCCAATGGACTGTTTGAACTGGCAAGCGTCCATACAAGTCCCATCGGGATTGGTGCCAAACTCACAGTTCGATTCGCACATGTTTTCTCGGTTAAGCTCGGTGCCAGCAGGACACTGAAACCCATACCAACCATTAAACCTAACCGTTTGACCGGGATAATCTCCGCCTGAAACATTACAAATGGAACCGCCACCATACTTGTTCACTTGTAAAAAGCACGTCGTGGTTTTGTAGTTCTTATAAGGAACGCTGCGATTCTCAAGACATGAAAGCACGCTAGCAATGTTGTAGCTTTTGCCGTTCTCAGCACAATCAAAAATACCACCTACATCCCTTGCAGTACCCGTTGTGGGAAATTGAGTAGCAGAAGCTTGGCTATAAAAAGACAGAAAGATTAACGGAAGAAAAAGCAGTAGTTTTTTCATAAAGAAGCCAATAAAAAAGGGAGCCGAAGCCCCCTTGATTCACTGATTAGTGAGTATTGATGCCACTCACAAAGCCGTGGAGAAATGCCCCCGCAAAGGCAACACCTAGAATGATAGCGAGAACATCTCCAAGTAAATTACCAGATAAAGGAGGCATGGAGGTGAACCGTTAGCGACGCAAGAAGCCAACAACCATAGTCACACCAAAGCCCAGTGCAGCCATACCAATCAGACCCGCAACAACCAGTGATACGTTGCTTTGACCGCCAGAGACAGCGGCGTTGATAGCGCCTGTAATATCTGGTGTTTCAGCAAAAGCCGGAGAAACGGAAGCAAGCATAAGTGCAGAGCCTACGGCTGTTTTTTTGTTTACGACTGCGTGTTTTACGTTATTTACAACAAGTTCTAGTTTTTTCATAAGATTTACCTTTTACTCATAAGGCGAACAACACGACCCACCCAGTGACCAACGACCATGTTGATCAAGAGCACGCCACTGACATATAGGAACAAGTCACCGTTGAACAGGACTGGATCCTTATATTCTTGATACTCCACCGCCGAAATCAGCACGTAGTCTTGGCAATTGTCGACGTGAGTTTTCGTCGCTTTTAAATTGCCGTACTGGTTAACAACGGTGACGCATACAGACATTTTTCTAACCTTGAACTGATTTCATTGAAGCTTCGAAGTGCTTCTTAAGTTCTGGGTCGACAGGGATAAGCGCTGTCACGATGGCACCCGCCAATGGATCTTCCGGATTGATTTCAAGTTGCAACTGGTACTCACGACGAGGAACCAGAGCACCAGTGCGCTCAAGAAGCAGGGCGTAACTGTGTTCAATCATCAACGGTTGATCCCATTGTGGGTTTACGTCACCAGATTCACCGATGGTGCGACGCTTGAATTTCTCTGAGTTAATTTCGCGTAGTGGACGCGAGATATTCAGTTGAGCACTGTCACCACGTGCCGAGTTCCAAGTGATGTCCATGCCAAGAACAAAAACAGATTTAGCCATTTGTTAAGTCTCCAATATGTGAGTCACCAACTTGCCGTAGGTATCGGGGAAGGTGAATTTTGTTCCATCACGGACGAGTGAGCCGACAACGGTTTCAATGTCGCCCCCATGGAATTCGATTAAAGAGTTGAGGATTTTCCCGTACTGGCGACGCATCCAGTGAGCCGAGGCCAACAGGTCTAGTGCCGCACGTTTAGTCGGGACAGGTTTTGTATTGAATTTCTTTGCAGTAGAAATCGACGCTGCGAAATCGTTGATGGCCGCGAACGCGCCAGCTGGGTTAAGCAGAACATCGATGTTCCATTTTTTAAGTTCGACTTCTGAGCGATACCAAACCAAACCCGTGTTCGCGAGTTTCTGCTCAAGAGCCTTGTTGTAGATTCGCCAGTAGATGCGAGAAGTACGAGAGCCAATCGAGTATTGCTCTTTGGTGTAATCAGGACGGCCATCGCGAAAGCCCGCAATCGTATGGTCAACATGTAGAACCGGATTACGGCCACGTTCAGCCGTTCGAAATGCGTTGTCGTTCCATGCGGTACGCGCATATTCACAATCAAAAATGCCGTCGTAATCATCATAAGCGAGGTCAACACGCGCCAGAGTTTGAACGCCAAGCACGTTAGTGAGCCAATCATGCAGTGACCAAGGTTGGCGACGAGCAAAGACGTGCTTGCAACCCGTACCATTTATCTGAAAATGCACCGTGTCATTGTTGCCGCCAATACCGACAAAGCCGCAGAAGTCTTCACCGTCTGGCGAAGTTAGTTTCATTGACTCGGTATAGAACTGGAAACCCAAGCCACGAGGTGCGGAAAGCGACAGGCCAAGCACTTGATTGGTGAAGATGCGCAAGCAATCTTCCAAGTAGTTGCGGTAACAGATATCAAAGGCGCTGTTGTACGCTTCAATCTCTTCAGCCGTCTTGGCAATGGTCGGATTAAACTCAGGTGGAGCAGGGAACTTAGGTGCCTTGCAGTTACGCTGTAACAGAGATTTAGGCGCTAAACCTTTGTATTCCTGATGCTTATGCAGGCGTTGAACAGCGTTATGACAATGGCGTAAGTCCTTGACTGCAAATGTAAAACAGAGGTAGTCGATATGAACCGATTGCTCATCAAACTTCTTAAGGATGTTAGTTGCAGTAGTCATCGAACACCCCCAAATCAACGCGTTCTTGGTAAGTCGTATTGGTGATGGACACCAACTCATAAGAAACAAATTGAGACGAAGCCCAAGACTCAAGATGAGACATCGACTTAAGCAAATCCCATTCATCACAGCCTTTGACCAACACGGAAACCGTGTAATCAGGCAGCAAGTCGAAATAGATGATTTGAGCTTCGTTCATGGATTAAACCTCTAAACTAGGCTTAGTGACGCTGTCACAGTTTTGATTGTTTTGGTTTTCAATCTGTGAGTTAACGGCGTGAATCAATCGACGAGTCATTTCACAATCAGCCAGTGCTCGGTGCGCCGTTAAGTCAGACACATCAACACTTTGTTGAGCACAGGCGTTGGAAAGTGATTGCCACTTGTAATCTTCATGGTGTTCATTCCAAACACCGAAGAACTCGGCGTACCAAAGCATTGCACACTGAGGAATACAGAATTTGAAAAACAAATCGTGAACGGATTGGACGTAAGCAGCGTTACAGTGCTTATCCAAAGATTGGATGATTAAGCGCGTATCAAAATCTGAGTTGTAGATGATGATTGGACGACCGTTAAGAAGCGGAAGAAAGTGATTTGAAAAGACCAAGTGAAAGTCGGGCGCGTCTTTAACGTCTTCATTGGTGATGCCATGAATAGCTGTCGCGTCAGCAGGAATAGAACAAGTCGGCTTAACAAGTTCGTTCACGATAACTTTGCCAGAATCAGCACAGATAGCAGTGAACTCAACAATTTCTGCGTCAGAGCCTAAGCCAGTAGTTTCTGTATCGATGATGATCGCATTTTCAGTAGACAGTTTTTTCAT